ATATACTTTCCCCAAAATATATGCCACTACATCTAAAATTTGTCAATTAACACACCATAAAAATAGTCCTAGTCAACAGTGGGCTAGGACTATCATTAACTTTATTACGATACCGTAATCGTGCCAACCTGATTTACAACCATCCATTCAGTATCTGAAATCTTCCTAAGAGAGATTGAAGAGCCAATTGAACCAAGGGCGATAGAAGGATTATTTGTTGTAGCTAATGGATAACATTTCTGAGTACCATCGAATACGATAGTAGGAGTGTACTGATTTCCACGTGTAATTGTAAACTCATACCCAATAGGTGCGGCTGAACTCATAGTTAATGTTCTATTAACATTATAATTTTTAGTGTTTAGATATCGATAAGCATTATAAGTGCCGTAATATTCTCCAGCTGCAGGAGTTGCAGTGAGTAACTGTTTTTTATCTTCAATAGTTACATTTTGGCAATTATCAAGGTAATTATTTGGAGTTTTTACCTGTAATGGATTGATAATTGCTATGTTTTTCATTGGATAACCATTAGTTCCTTTGATGTATATATCTCTGGGAGTACCAGAGGTTTTATTAGAAGTAAATATAGGCTCGATAATAGAAATATTACCACCATCAATTTCAGCTTGATTGTAGAAATAAATACCTGACCCAATCGAAACACCAGTAGAATCAGATTTGTTATAGTCTAATATACGAGGTTTATTAATGATTACAGGGCAATCACTATATAATATTTTACCTGTGAAACTTAGATGATATATTGATTCTACAACTGGATTATTGAACTCAATAAATCCTTTAATATGCTGGTTTTTTGAAATATCTATACCATTAACTGCATTTTCTGTACCATCACCTAACACATGAATATTATTTACCTTGATTGTACATTCACTACTAGTGGCATCAAGATTAGCTAGATATATCATAAAGCCACTTGACTTACAGTTTTTGATAAAAAGATTATCAAATATAATGTTTTGGAGCTTGTCAGTTGCGTTATTAGGTTCAATGTCTACACCACTTTGAGGAGCAGTGCCTACAACATTCATAATGGTATCATTTAATGAATGGAAATTGGTAGCACTAATTACTGAATAACCGTTGCGTCTGGCATGATTAACTGTTACATTTTCAGTTCGTAGTTCATCACAATTATTGATATATAGACCATCGCCCCAAGCTTCTATTAGTTTAATATTTTTAATTGTAATATTGGTACTTCCATTTATCACACTGACACAATTCCCCCATTCTCCAGTTTCACCTGTATGGTTTTCTCGGTCACCTTCAATTGTACCACCCTTTAAAGCAACATTGTTTACACCACTAATTCTAATAACCGCATAATTATCTGCGTTATTAGCAATTGCTTTAATTACACTTCCTTCTGATAGTTCCAAAATATTATTACTATTAGGTTTAATTCCAGTAACAGCATTAACCATATAAGTTCCGTTAGGTACAAATACGTTAGAAACAGTGTCAATCGCTTTCTGTATCTTAGCAGTATCATCAGTTTCTCCATCTCCCTTAGCACCGAATTGACGAACATTCATTGTATTTTCAAGCATAAGTTCGGCAACGAGTGATTCATTAGCAAGAGCAAACAACGTCATTTCATCTACTATATCAGCATTAGTGACAGCACGAATCTTATATTTAGCTCCACCCATGTCATCTTTAGCGTAGAAGCCGTAGGTTTCAGCAAAACTGCCATCTACAAGGTTGTCAGCTGCTTTCATTTCTGCGACAGTGTTGTATGCCAAAATACCACGAAGATTTAGGTATCCAGCAATAAGGTCGGTAAGTTCTCCGCTTTCAGCCATTTCGTCTAACTTATTATTTACTTCGTCTTGCAAGTCTAAATTCTCAATCCATTTTTGGATTTTTTCTACTGCATCTGCATTGTTATTAATTGCAGGTACAACTTCATTCTCAAGATAAGCTTTAAACGCATATAGTGCTTCCATATAGCTCATACTCTCGTCGAAAGCTAATGGGATAGTCTTTTGACAGAATACGATAAACGGACTTGGATTATTTATTTGTGACATAATTACTCCTAATATACACCCATAAACAGGTCTTTTAATTCATTTATTATCATCATATCAATTGATTTAAAATTTTGCTCAAGTTTTGTGTAGATTTCAATATTGTATTTTTTACCATTATTGCCTAAAATGTGTTTTGTGTATTCTTCAGTAGTATTACCAGTTGACGAGGTATTATCATTAACAGTATTATTATTCAAAGTAAGATTAGTAGCCCATTGTTGCTCATCAATAGCAGTAGATGATATATTACCTTGAGGGGTATCTTGAAATAGATTTTTATTGTTGCCCGTGCTTTCACTTTCTGATGATGCTTCGTTTTCAATATTACGTTCTAAAGTTTCAGTTAAGTCAACGTCACCGAGTGCATTTTGTGCAAGTTTAAGTGATGCTTCATACATAACATTGTATTTTGGCATAACAATGTTTAGAGTGTTTTTTAAGAAATGACGAAAAAGGGCAGGGGTTTCAAAGCCAATTTCTGATATATAATAATAGTCTAGTATATTTTTGTTAAGGGTTTCTCTATATTCTTCGTCAAAGATTGGATAATCGGTTAATTGAAAGTCAAAGTTATTATCAAGCAATACTTTGATTGTAGTAGTGTATTTACTCATTTTCGACCATCCTTTCTTTTTCTATTATACCATCTAACTCGTCTTTTAGTTTGGCTATTTCCTTACGGTTAACCGATAGTTCAATTTTAATAGGACTATCTTTTAAGAATTTTTCGTTAATCATATCGCACGCCTCTTGGCGGGTTTTATAGAAACAGTTAAGATAGAAGTTAGTTAAAGCTTCACTGCCCTCGGCTTCGGCGGTGATTAGACGCTCTTTTTTATCCGAGAAGAAATTATCAATGCCGAGGAAATTGAGGGCTTCGGTCATTAAGTCTTTTTTGTGTTGCGTAAGTTTATCAATAATATATGGTGCATCAGTCTTAATTGCGGATAGTTTATTAGAAACGTCAAATTGCTTGTTACCAAAGATAAACGGCGTGTTACCACTATATTGTTCATAAACTTGCTTTAGTGTCAATATCGTTTTGGTATCGCCTTGAATTAGAACAGGTGTTTTTTGTGCCATTAGGTTTACGTCAATAGTGCGTTCAGTTTCGTAAAGACGGTAGGCAATGAGCATAATAGTTTGAACAGTTGGCTTTTGTAAATTGTTATTCATAATGTAAACAATATCGTCAAAAGGGAATTGTTTTTCATAACCAATCGACCACGCTTGTACTTTAATAGGCATTTTATAAACGTTTAGTTTATCAGATGGATTGACGCATAAAACCATTTTTCCGAGTTTAGGGTCATCAACGAAACACGCTCTGCCGTTCTCGTAAAGGGTTTTCTCTAAAAATTGTTCTGCACCAAATCCTGCTATTTTGTCTAAATTTTTCCACGAAAATATGGAAGTAGACAAAAGTTTTAATCTATCGAGGTAGTCAATAAAGGTAGCGTTATTCGTACCCATTGCTACGTCGATTTCTTTTCTCGTTTTAGGTGTAATCATAAGTTACCTCATACTATACTGTTAGTTAAATTATAATTATACATATTGGAAGCATCATGCCAAAAAGTACAACCTTTGTTGAACATTGTGCGAACAATTTGTAAATCTTCTTGTGGTATATCGCCTTCAACGTTACAATCAACGGTCTTTACGAAGTTCCAATATTGTCGCCCTGTGATGCTTGGTGTTTTGACGATATTAACTTTATATCCATACATTGTGAAAAAGTCGTCAATGATGCGTGCATATTCGGCACGTATACTCATTGGCTTAATAGTGAATAGACCACCTGCTATATTACTTCCAAAATAACCAATATTTAAATCAGAAACGTTGGTATTTCCTCTAGCGGTATCAGGCATAATTTTGGCGGTTTCAGTTTTTGCAATGTTACCAATAACTCCCATAAGTCCGCTAGTTACACCGCCGACAACTGCGCCTGCAGCACCACCATATAAACCGCCTGATATTGCACCGCTTGTCGTGCTGGTAATTACTGAAGTATTCATATTGATAGCGTTTTGAGTAACCCAGTTTAAGTAATAGTCACTAGCCCAAGCACAAACAGGAAGTTTGCCTGCCTGTAATCCCTCTTGGTAATTACCGCTTGCATTTGAATTCCCTTTATAACTTTCAGGTACGAGTTTAATGCTATTACCTTGTCCAATTGCACCGTAGATTGAAAAGGTTGGATTTGGATATGAGTTATTTCTCATAAAGAATTCATTACGATATACAACGGCTTCTCCTGCGTTATTATCGGCTAAATAGTAACAGTATGGATAAGTTTTTAATTTGTTGTTTCTTGGCGTATATCCGTTTAAGGTAGCGAAATTCATACCAGTTGTTAGAGTTATATTTGATTTTAATAATATGGCGGTGTGACTGGTTTTAGCAGGGTATAATCTAACACTATAGCCATGAGTGCCAACTGCTTGAGTGTAACCAGCATTAAAGAAATGAGGATAAGTTAGGAAGCAGGAAATTATAGCACTTGATTTTCCCTCCGCATCATAACCACGTATAAATTTGAGGGCATCGTCGGCACTATCTACACCTAAAATAAATAGTCCGCTATAAATACCATTATAATTTTGAGCAATATTGGCTACGCTATAAAACGATGGCAGAAGTTCGGAAACTTGAAAAGCAATCATTAGATTACCACCCTCATAAGTATAACCTGCACCCCACGAAATGTCAGATGCTTGCGGTGCAATGTTTTGTATATTATTTTCTACGTATTCACCAGTTTCTAGTCCTTCGGGCACAGTATGAGCCCCTACACTATCATCGTTTACGTGTTCACGTTCAACAAAACATGGCTTATAAACTAGGTCGAAATACCACGTTTGGAAACAATCGGTTTCGAAGCGCACTAATGTCGAGTTTTCAGAAATGTATTCAATGTTAGTTATAAAACAATAATAAATACGGTTGTCAAATCCTGTGTTTTTATAAAACATATAATTGCAAGAGCGGATTTCTTCTGCATTACAATTAATCTTTACTCCACCGTCCTTGTGGATATAAGTATTATTGTCATAAGACTTGACAACGGTACTTGTGAAATAGGCGGTTTGATTGGCTTGTGAAGTGAAAGTTAATTGATTTTTGTAATCGTTTTCAAGTGGCGTCTTACATAAGTAAATTTGCCCTTGCGGTTGTACTTTTATCATATTACTTTACCTTTCTTGAAAAAAGGGTAGCCCACATACCCTTTCCAATGTTACGCAGTAACCGTGACACTAATTGTATCGGTTACACCATCACCTGCACCTAGAGTGATAGTAGCACTACCCTCGGCGACACCTGTGATAACTACGGTTTTGTCTTTGATTTGGGCAGTAGCGTATGAGCTTGCACTAGAGGTTGCAGTCACAGTCGTAGTTGCATTTGGTGGAGTGAGCGTAAATGGTATAGTGACTTTACCGCCTGCTGCTAGGGTTGCGGTTGCTTCACTTGCTTTAATGGCAGTAGCATCAACACTTGGGGCTTCGGTAGCCAAAATGACCGCATTAGCAAATGGACAAATTGCAAAGGTTTCCCATACATGTAAATATTCGTTCCAAGACATTGTGCGAGCATTGTAGAACTCGTCAAAGCGGAAGATATTGTCATAGATTTGGAAGAATGCTTCATCTGCAATCACAGCTTGGATTTTTCCTGCATCGTCGAATTTATCAACTTCGATAACACGTCCGAGGAAAGTGGTTTTATCCATATTAAATGCACTTGCAAGCACGTCGACGTCAACTTCGGTCATTACATCGGCACGTACCAAGAATACTACACGGCTTTCATCCGTCCAAGTCACAACTGGTTTATTATCGCCTGTGTTGAGTGAATAAGCGTTGTAAGCAGAAGATGGAAAACGCATTGCCTTATAGAGGTTACGGGCTTTCTTCACAAATGCTTTGGCAGTTGCTTCGCTTGAAACGGCACTTACGGTTTGTACGATGGCTTTGTTTTCGGAATACGCACCTGCGACCAATGCTTTCGTATACCTAAATTCATCGATATAAGCACCCGAATAGAGCGATTGAGTAATCGAGGAAATGAACGCTTCAAACTTATCCCAAGAAACAAAAGCACCTTGCAATGCTTCACGTGCGATGGTCTTGGTATAGAGGTCTTTACGATTTCGGCGATAGTAAGCAACTTTAGTATCAGGGTCAGTAATGGTTAATAGTTTAGCCATTTCTGCGTTAGATAGTTGGTACTGCTCGGCATCCGACGGATTGGTATAAATATCCTGAATATCTGTGCCTAATGGTTGTGAGCCTTTTTTCAAAATCGCTAGTGGATTTGAATAAGATTTGTTACGGATAATGGTAAGACCGATACGGTTAATAAGGTTATTAACAAACTCATTTAATAGAGGTGAATACGCATCGTTGAAAAGCAAATTGGAAATAGTTGCAATATTTTCATCGGTTGCTTCAGGAATAACCTCTTGGAAATTACCAGTTGAGTTTTGGCGTACGAAATTAAATAATCTTGCACCACTCATATTATATCTCCTTTACTATTAATTATGTCGCCAATTTGGATTTCCGTACACTCCGTTTTTTGTTCGGTATTGCCTTGAGTGTAAGTCATTTCTTCCTTATCCTCGAAACCGAGCCGTCTAAATAGTTTTGCGTTAGCATTAACTAAATCGTCTTTTTCGGTTTTCAAAGTGTTGATTTGTGTGGCTTGTTCGTCGTTTTGTTCAGTTAATGCTTTGTGTTCCGTCATCAAACTGATGAGTTCGTCTGAAATTAGTGCCGAGTTTTCCTCGCCAACTTTTTCCTTAATATGGTTGATTGTATCGTTAAATTTATCCATATGTACTCCTATTATAATTATACCATAAAAGAAAAAGAAAAGGTTGCATTGGCGAACTACAACCTTTTCCAACAGAAATGGAGTGTGTGGAAATTGTGAAAAACTCCACGTTTTAATTATATCATAAACCTTGGCTTTTTTGGCGGAGTTTGCGTGCATACAAGACAAAAGGAAACTTTGAACGTCCTGTGGTAGGTGTTGGCGGTACAGGTTGTTGCCAAGCACGATAACGAAACGCACCCAAGAAAAGTCGTGTGTCATAGCCGTGTACATTAACATATGCACCGCCGTCAGGGTCAGGTGTGCCACCATTATTTTCTGAAAGTATAGGAAATTCGTACGGTTGTGACGGGTCAGGTGTCCACGTGGCGTAATCTTGGTCGGCGAAGCCAACGTGACCGTATGGATTGCTCGAATTATAATTATAAACTATAATATCGCCTTGCTTAACGTCCGATAAATTATAGATTAAATCAAAATATTGCGTGCCGTCATAACTTATATTTTCATCACGAAGTCCCCACATTGTGTAAGCACTTGATGCCGTAATATGAGGATAACCCGCAGGGAAGCCGACGTTTCGCCAAAAAAGCGAAGCAAAATCCCAACATTGACAACCATAACTGCCATCAATATTGTATCCGTTATTTAAGGTCGCATTTTTCCACTCCGCATAGGTTGCGTGGTTAACGTCGACATATCCTATGTATTTTGCCATTTATTTCACCATACTTGTATCAGGCGGAAGTGGTGCTGGTGCTGGTTCAGGTGGTATATAAGTCAATGGGATATAACCGCCGATAAAATTTTTAACTGATAAATTAATAATATTTGTACCTGCACCACCGATGCCACCCTCACATGGGATGCCACCCTGATTTTCGCCAAGACATTGCACATATCCGTTTTGAGGAGCAGTTAAAGCCATGCAAATATGACCTGTGGTTTTACCGTCTAGCACGAGCCACGTGCCTGCGATGATTTCGTCTTTATTCCAAATTACTTTAAATTTGTCGCCTGCGTTTTCTTCGCTACAATTCATCATACCTTTTGCAAGACCTGTGCCACACGTAGAAACGTCAAACCCTGCATAATCCCACCAAAAGGCACGAGCAAGCGAAACGCATTGTGCACCATAATAATTATTAGCCACTATACAACGTCCGAGCGTAGATTTTTTAAAAGCCTCGACTGAAGATGTGTCCACTTCTTCCATCGAGCCTAACTCGTAATAAAGGTTGGGGTCGGCATTTCCAACATTTATTGTGTCTTGAAATTTACCGCCACCATCAATATCATCAACAGTTGGGATTTCTTCCTCATATTCGCCTCGCCCTTCAAATAGTGCAGGCTCTGGTGCATAATCAATTTTAACTTCAATTTTGCTATGTTCAGTATTGATGGCAACTGTAATACCAATGGTGCTTGCTAGTATAAGTAAGATAACGGATGCGATAGCACCTTTCCATCCGTTCTCTTTTTTCTGGGATTTCTTTTTAGCCATAATATCCTTTCTAATTTAATTATATCATATTTACTTTATGCTAAAATCAGTTTCGACGAGTAGTACTCCGCCGTCGACGTGCTTATATGAAAGTTTTGGATTATCAACTTGCATACCGATTGTAGAAAACCCAATTTTGAAATTATCAAAGGTAATGTATTTACCCATCCGTTTCGGAAGTCCTGCCACCGTCACATTAATTTTATCGTCACTATCCTGCTCAATATAACACTTTTGTCGTAGGTATTTTCCTTTCTTAAAAGTGCTTTCTAATTTCCACGCCCCAAGTTTATAATCATCAATTTCAAGGGTTTTAGAAAGTTCGGCTACGTCGTCAGGTGAAAGTAAACAATGCAAACTGTCTGTGTCCGCATATACTACTGCATCAAAACCGTATTTTGTCAAACTGTAATCACTAATCTTTTGCCAAGAACGAATAATATAAGCCCTTGCATAAGACGTAATAAAACTAGCAATAGGGATATAAATAGTCTTGCGTTGTTCCATTTCACCCATTGCATATTTAACACTATTATCAGGTGCAAGAAATGGATATTTTTTACGACTATTACCATTAAGTCCGAATTTCCCGTAGGTCGAATTGAGCATTAATTTAGCTATGCGATATAAAGCAGAATTGCCTTCTTTTTTAGCCTCGATTTTCTTTTCAGTCCATTTTTCAATATAATCGGTGAATAATCCGTTCATCGCTTGAAATTTCCAACCGCTATGCCATGTAATATCCGTCACGTTGTAATTTTCAAAGAAAAGTTCAAGGTCAACGCTAGTGAGTGTTAAAGTTACTTCGCATCCATCCGACGAGGCTACGTATTCATTAGGAATAAAAAGGGAATTATGTTTAATTTGGATTGATGGCACTTTGCCTTTTTTAAGTTCAAAGATGCAAGTTAACTGTTGTACATATAGCGGATAGAGTGGGTCAAATTCATATTTTCCGTTAAAAAAGATGGGGTTAGAATACGGTAATAAATCGTAAACCATCCTCGCAGGATACATTGAATTTACGTCAAATACGATTCCGCCGCCAGTTTCTTTTTCTTTATATAAAGGATTAAGATAAGTGAAGCCACCTTTATAACTTGCCCGAATATCCTTATCAATTTCGTTAGGCAGAACAGGAAAATATTTTTTAAAGTTCGGGCACATTGACTTATAATCAGACAGAGCATCCGAGCCAATTGTCATTTTTGTCAAACCCTCTTCAAACATAATATTAAGGGCTCTCGCCATAATTTCAACGTCATTTCTAATATAATCTACTTCGTGTGGGGTTAAGACGTGTCCAATTTCTCTTTTAGCCTTATAATCTAGTTCCAATTTCCTAATTGGTAAACCAAAATCTTTACCAATTTGGTCGACAGAAAAGTTTAAGATTTTAAGGCTATCAAGAAACTTGACTTTATTAACATGCCTTGAATTCTTCACTTCAAAATATACTTCGATGGAGTAAAACTGCCCCATATCTGTAATTAAAGTCGTAAAAGTGTTGTCAGCACGTTCCTTTTTGTCTTTAATAAAGGTGTAGCCGTGAGTTAAGAGCCAATGGATGATATACTCGCCATCAAATTTTAAATTATGAAAATACAAGACATCATTATGGGAAGGGTCGCCACACCATGCCATAAAATCGTCAAGCGAATTGCCATACATAAAATTTTCAGGATTACCAATTTCACAAATGGCATATGCCCATACCCGACAATCCTTTTCATCAACTGTGGTTTCAAAATCTGCTGTATATTTAATCATTAACGTACTCATCCGCAAGTTGATTAATACTGTCAAATAATAATTGTACAGTTTGTACGTCTGCATCCGAGTACCCACCTGCTTTAATTTTTTGTAAATCATAGTATTCAATAATAGACGAAAACGCTTTTTCCGTTTCAAAAAACTTCATAAAGTCATCAATGTCCATCTTCTCTAATTTCTGTTTTATGCTTTCTAATAGTTCAGGGTCAATATCTGCTTTGTAGGCAATATCGTCAAGAAATGTAAAATAGTTTGCCCAAAGAATATATTTTTGTTTTTCCATCCGCCTAATCTGCGATGCAGTTTTACGACGCATCTTATTATAATCTGCTTGTTCAAGAGTGCCTAAATCTTTATCAAGGGATTTTCTCAAAATCTTCAAATTCTCGTATTTAGCATCACCCATTTTAGCATAACTCACGGCTTGAGGTTTACCTAAAACTTTAGGGATAGTATTGCCATAATTCATTATTTTGTTCGAATAACGTTTCTTAAGATAAGTCATATCACTTTTCAAAGTGTCAAATTCCCATCTAGTGGCTTTTGCACCGCCTGCAAGTTGCACAATTTCTTCTGCCCCACGATTAGAAAAACGTTCTAGTTGCTTCAAGCGTCTTTTCAAACTATCACGTTCAAAATAAGTAGCTTTCAAATCGGCAACACTAACCTTTTGCGGAATATATTTTAAACCCTCTTTTTCAAGGCGTGCTACCTTTGCATTAAAAGACCGCACCACTTTATTAATCTTTGCATTAAACTGTTTGTCATAGTTTATCATAGTAACTCCATTACAAATTCATAATCTTTACGGACGGGTAAACCTTTATAGTCAACTACATAAAATCCACGTTTTTCAATTAGTCGATAAAGGTAAAGTGCAATTACAATGTCTGCATTAAAGGTAGTGCGGTATTTAGCATTTAGTTTAAGTGTTTCTTTTTCAATTGTTTCGATTAATTTTGATTTAAAGCGTTGGTTATTAAAGTAAGACGAAAAGTAAAATTTATAGCCTTTATATTCAGTATAGTGTTCGCTCTTATTTAAATTATAACATACATTACTTTTCATTTTTTCTTTACGGTTTTCTTTTTAGTTGCCGTAGTTGTCTTGATTTGTTTTTCAAGTTTTTCGATTCGTATATCCAACGCATCCATTAACACTTCAACGTCATTTAATCTTGTAAAGATTTCACGAAATATTTTTAGCATAATAATCCTTTCCATTAAAAAGCGAGTGACAAAGGCAATACTTAATAACATTAGTTAGTATATATTATCACTCGCTAAATCGGCAGTTCTTTGCGACTTTTAACTTATCCGCCGTGCCTTGTTATTGGTGGGCTTATGACAAGGTTATGATAAGCACCATTTAAGAGTTAATTAAATAAGTTTGAGAGTTAGCATTTCCTTGCCATTACCAACAGGGCGTTTGCTAACTTCAACCTTAATACCCTCTTTACCCCACTTATCAGGTGTGCCATAAATAGCGAAGATTTTGTTTAAGACATTGTAAATACCATAAGAGGTAGAAACATAAGTCTTGCCATCGTCGGCGAAAATGATAGTGCGGTACTTAACTTTCCCATCTTCATTTTCATCTTTTTTGTCAATGTACTGCTCGACATAAATGTCTTTCATTGTGATTTGTTGACCTACGCAATTATTTAAGAGCAAGTCACAATTCTCAAGTGCGTTGAATAGTTTTTTCTTTTCTTCGATGCTTTCAGTTCTAACCGAGCAGAAGAAAGGTCTGTTATTGTTTTCAAATAGTGCGATTTCGCTTGACATAATTTAATTTCCTTTATTTAATTTTTACTTAAATTTTCGATAGCATTATCTATCGTGTTTTTTACAACGTTAGCCGTGCGTTGTTCGGTTTCAGTTGCGTTTTTCATTGATTTTGGTTTTTTAATTGTAATGTTGCAGGTGTCGTTCTCATTATCTTTAACCTCAACTTCAATTTTAACCATAGTGTGCCTTTCTGTTATTGTTTATTTTCAGTTGTTATGTATGTCTAATCATTTGTATTACCTCGTTTAGTTTGTATATTTTCATTATAATCGGGCTTAAAATAAATGTCAACAACTTTTTGATAAATTTTTTAAAAAGTTTTCCACATTTCCACCAATTTTTCCACAACTAAAATATGATATAATATAAGTGTGGCGATAAGGGATTAACTTATTATGCTACCGTTTGAGTATCACGTTGAAGAAACGACAGGCGGTGTGTTGAATTGATTATTCCGTAATAAATCCCTTGTCAAGCCACAGTAAAGGCGAGAAAATGTATTACGATTTACAACCAGTATTATCATATAATGCACTTATAAATTTTATAGTGGGCGAGCGTGGGGTCGGCAAGACGTATTCGTGTAAAAAGTTTTGCATCAAAGATTTTTTGAAAAATGGTAATCAGTTCGTCTATCTTCGTCGCTACGAAACCGAATTAAAAGAAAGTTGCGATGGATTTTTTGACGGGCTAATTAAAAACCACGAATTTGAGGAGCACGAATTTAAGGTTGTGAAGAAAAAGAAAACCACGATGCTAATGTGCGATGGGGATATTATGGGCTTTGGGATGACATTATCCACCGCATCACAACTAAAATCCAAAGAATTCCCAGACGTAAAAAACCTAATCTATGATGAGTTCATTATAGACAAAGGTGTTTATCATTATCTTCAAAACGAAGTCCACACTTTTCTTGATATTTGCGAAACTCTATTTCGACTTCGTGACTTTCGGGCGTTCTTACTCGGCAATGCTATTAACCGTGCTAATCCATTTTTTAATTACTTCCAAATTGACATGCCTTATAATACCCAAATCAAAACTTATAAAGACGGGGCAATTTTAATTTGTTGTATCAAAAACGAAGCGTACAGGGAAGTGAAGAAAAACACCCGCTTCGGGCGTCTAATTGACGGCACGGAGTATGGGAAATATGCAATCGACAACCAATGGTTATACGAGAATAAAACTTTCCTCGGTAAACGCCCTGAAAAAGCCAAATTCTATTTTACACTCAAGTTCGGTAATAATAGTTATGGGATTTGGTCTGATTATAACTCGTCGAAGATTTATATAAGCGGAAGTTACGACCCAAGTTGCCCTATTATATTTACTTTAAACCCTAACGACCATAATGAAAACACCCGTCTTGTATCGTTCCGCCGTTCTGATTTCTTTAAAAATCTTTTAGAGCATTATAGGATGGGGCTATTGTATTTTGAAAGCCAAAAGATTAAGACCGCCCTCTTGCCTGTGTTCAACCAGTATGCCGTATAACTTGACAAATACGCTATACAGGTGCTATAATATAATTAGTTGTCGTACCTTACACCTCGTTTATTAAATAACGACTATGTTATACACATAAAACTCAAGCATAGTTTTCTTATGAAAAAGCCACCCTGTTCAAGAGTGGTTTTTTCGTATATAGTAGGGAATTACTTAAATTTTGTCGCCTTTATCGTGCCTCTCTTCTGCCTCTTTCATACATTCAACAAAGTCTTTTATCTTAATGGTTTTAGACCTATTGATTCTGTCATCACGAATCATAAAACTGTAATGTTCCAATAAATCCTCAAAATCTATTTCTTCACTCATTCTTCACCTCGCAACAATTTGTTCACCATCTCTTCACTACTTAACTCGTATATTTCTTTTTGTATAGCTTTTACTTTTTCAATTAACTCATCTATCTTTTGTTTGTTGTACTCACAACGTGAAATATCAAGCAAACAATATGTCTTTGCCAAAGCACAATAGGCTTTTAATAAAATACCTTTCATTCTTCACCTCCGAAAAGCAAGTCTAGGTCATCAAATCTTATTCCATCTTCACAGATGGCTACAAACTCAAAATATGTATGATTTTCAACCTTTGGCTGGTCGTACCTATACACCCAATCTTTGCTGAACCTAAACCCTTTATCTTTCAGTCGTTTCCAAGCCTTGAGCTTTTCCACAGCTTTCTCGGCTTCTTCTTTGGTTTCAAAGTAGTTACCAATTTCTTGGTCTTTTTCTTTGTATTCTAAATGCGTAATTTTATCAACACCATTTTTAGTCGTGTCATAGTACCAATACTCTTTCGGTCCTTCGTAATCTTCCCAGTCCTCTGATAGTTCTTTAATACTGCGATACCCTTTTATCTGTGTATATGTATCATTCCCATATAGTTTTTCATCATCTGGTATTGATATTGATAATTCAAAATCTGTTTCTATTATTTCGCCAGTTTTCTTATTTCGTAGTTTCATCAAATATTCCTTTCGCTCGACGGGAAATTTTTAAAATTTCCGCCTTAATTATTACTTTGTTTTCATGTATGTTCTTTTTGAATGTAAACGTGCATAATGATTAAAAATATAATCAACCAAATACTCATCACCTTTTGCAAGTGCCTTTTTAATGAAAGGTAAATCTTTCCAAATCATATTTTTGCGTGTTGATTCTCTTTGTTCAATCACAGATTTTCGGTGTTTATAAATAGCAATAGGGTTATTTTTTATTCTTTGCAATTTATTATACTGAAAATATCTATTATATAATTTTTGGCATTTAATTGAACAAATTTTTCTACCATTACTATAAGCAATAAATAACTTATTACATATGTTACATTTTCTAGCTTTCAATAATTTATATGATTTAGTATAATTAATTCTTATCTTCATCATACCCTTTCACTCGATGGGGAAATATTAGAATTTCGCCCTTAAATTATTTTGTTTCATTTTATTTTCTTGTATAATATACTTTATAAGTAAATTTTAAATTCTATGACAACCGCCTATATAAAGATTAAATACTCGTTTTACGTCTTTTTAAAATTTGCTGTGTTAATTAATCTTATCGTACAACTCCGCTCCAAAAATTTTTGATGTGTTCTGCCTGTTCGTTTTATTGCTTGTCTTTCGTGCGTGTGCTGCTTTTAAAGCCCTTGCTTTCCGTTCTTCTGCAGTCATATTGTCCGCCGATTTCTTCCCACCCTGTGAGCGTTTTAATTGCATGATGTCATACAATTTTGCTTTATCAATTGCTTTTTCGATTTCCTGAGTCATAAAACCTATTTCAATCTGCCTTGCGACGTCATCCGTGTTATTTAGTGCAAACCCTGCGAGCCTGTGCAAGTCTGCCACATTGTCATGATGTTGTTTTTCTATGTCAAACATTTTAATCCTTCCTTTCGTTAAATAGTGATAATTGATTAGTAATATTAAATAAGGCAACTTCCATCCTTTCCGTCGCATCCTCCTTGTCTGCAAGCCACACATAAGAGCGAGCGACTATTTGCACCCGTCCATTTATTCTTGTCCTTATTTTGTATGTATAACCGTACTTTTCAAGATAAAGCGACGCCGTGACGTCGCCTATCTTTTCCTTTTTAATTAATTTCATCAAACAACTCCACACCAAAGTTAAAATATAGCAAGCCAATTATATCTTCATCCGTACCATACTTTGCAATGGCGTTAAGTCGTGAATTTTTAGTTGTTCTTGCAAGTTCCACAGCGATTCTACGCCAATCTTTGATGTCGTGCGTCTGCCCTTTATAATCGCCATTTTTACAAGTATAAAGCGATGGCGTAGACTCGTCAAGTTGTCGTATTATATAATAAGCGTTAACGAGCACGATGACGAGAGCGAGCCCAAATATTAACAATAATGTGTTAGTCATTTTGTTGCCTTTCTTTAATTATATCAAGTATATTGCTTGAGTTCTCGCCGTGATGGTGTACATTTTGCCCGTGTTGTGCCCTTTCAAGAGTAACCCGTTGCATCCGTATACGCCGACAGAGTATGCGACTTCATCGAAGTAACCCTCTTGTTCACGTACCGCCTTGACTTCGTCACTTTTCTTATAGGTCAAGTCCTCTGCATATCCTTGAGTTAGATATTGTTTGATTTCGTGTTGTGTTGTTTTTATACTCATTTTATTGTTGTCCTTTCATTATTGTTATGATTTCGTTGATTTCTTTCAGGATTTCGTCAAGTTGTTGCTCGACTTTTTCCTGATAGTTGATATTGTCTTGTGTTGTCATTGTTGTCCTTTCGTTTATTGTTTATACTTCTATTATATCAAAGTAGTTAGATAATGTCAATAGTTTTTATGGCTTTTTAATAGATTTTTCCACAAAGTTCGGTTCTTGTTCGGTTTTATATACAAGGTGCCCGCACTCATAGACGCAAGCGACTTTCTTGCGGTTTTGTAGTCTTGCATCCGTTTCGTTGTTCAATGCTTCTTGATAACTCATCCATCCTTCAATCATAACACCATTGTATATGTAACCATCCTGTGTGAATATTGTAACTATTTTATTCATTGTGTTGTCCTTTCGTTTATTATTGATTATACTTCTATTATATCAAAGTAGTTAGATAATGTCAATAGTTTTTATATAAAGT